GCCACCACCAAGTAGTCAACAGTAGAGATGCCTGCTGGTGCTGTCCATGTCGCAGTAGACAGGAATTGAATGACTGTGCCTTTTGGAACGGTGTAGGACAAAATGACGATGCCAGAACCGCCAGCCACAGAGGTTGATGGGCTAAATCCACTACCCCCACCACCACCGCCCGTGTTAGCTGTTCCAGCAGTTATTCCAATAACTCCAGAAGTTGTGCCACCACCACCATTACCACCTCCACCAGCGCCGCCCGTGCCGCCAGTTGTATTACCACCACCGCCGCCACCGCCAGCGTAAGTTACGCTTGAGCCACTTATGGTGTTTGCAGTTCCTGCCCCGCCATTGCCGCCAATTCCACCGCTTGATGCAGAACCATTTGTTCCAGAGGCACTAGAACCACCGCCGCCACCACCCCCAGTTGAACCAAGAAAACCATTTCCTCCGCTATTTCCCTGAGAGGGGCTAGTTGATGGAGTATTTCCAGAACCTCCAGTACCATTTACGCCACCATAAGCACCACCTCCGCCGGAACCACCATTAGGTGATGTGCTATTAGGATTTCCAGCGCCGCCACCACCACCAGTTGATGTGATGGTGCTAAATATGGAATCTGCACCATTCCCGCCATTATTTCCTGTAGATGCCGCCGTTCCACCAGCGCCTACAGTAATCGTATAAGTATTTCCAGCAGTAACGCTTAATCCTGTACCAGTACGATAACCACCTGCGCCGCCGCCACCACCTGTTGAGCCACCTCCACCTCCACCAGCTACAACAAGGTAATCAACAGCGGTAACACCAGCGGGGCACTTCCATGAGCCAGACGCAAGAAACTGCTCAATGACTAAGTAGCCCCCCGCGCTGCGGGTGATGAAGAAATTTTTAGACGAAAACATTATGCAAACGCCTGTGCTGCATTGCCGTACCAGTTAGTGCCGTTGGAGACAAAGCTCAGAATGTCCACCGCTGACGCTGTTGCCGTGATGGTGGGTGCTGTGCCGCCAGGCCATTTCACGCCGGTGAATGTGGCTGTGGTCATGCCGGAAGATGCTTGAGTCAGAATCAAGATGAATGACTTGCCAGCAGTTGCCGTAGGCATGGTGAACGTGCAAGGCGTAGAAGCCGTGAGGGTCGCAGTTAGCACTGTGCCGTTTGTCAGCGCCAATGTGCTTGTGGAGCCTACAGTCCCGACCGCTTGCAAGGTTTCCACATAGTTGGTGACGGTTGGGTTGGTCAGTGTCTTGTTGGTAAACGCCTCAGAACCCGCCAAGGTTGCCAATGTGCCTGTGGTTGGGAATGTGACGTTAGTTGCCGCTGTAGCGGTCAAAGTCAACGAATACGCGCCCGATGTGGCAAGGGTTGCGCCGTCCGCAATGGTCAGCGTTGCAGCCGTTGCAGGCGCTGTGAATGCAACTTTGTTGATGCTGGTTGCCGTAGCCACGCCCAACACAGGGGTAATCAATGTTGGCGTGTTGTCCAGCACCATTTTGCCCGTGCCGGTGACTGATGCCGACAAGGTAACGCCGCCGTAAGTAAGGGTTGTGCCAACATAGAGCGCCTTGGTAATACCTATGCCGCCAGCGGTGTAAATCGAGCCTGTAGAGCCGCTTGTGGTATCTGTGGTGAGGCTTGAGTTGATGCCTTGTGCAAACGGGATTCGCACGGTGGTCGCCGTTTGCCCGTCCTTTGTGATTGCGGTGGACAAACCGGTAGCTAAGTCTGCGGTCAGCGCATTGAATGCGGAACTGCTGATAACCGTGCCGGTCACCACGGGCTGGCCCGAGGTGTTGATTTGGAATGTGCCGGAGCCATTATAAGACATTGTAGCCTCCATCAAAATGGAATATAATCGGGTTTTTACCGGAGGATTTATGGGCCATCAAGTAAACAAAATTGTTCCATGTTCGCTTTGTCTTGAGCCAGCCGTGGCGCGTCAATTGTGCAGCAAACATTACAAACAAGCCTGGTATTCTAAGACCTTGGATCAGCATTTGGGCATTACAGAACAGCAAGCCTTTGAAGCAAAAATCCAAAAATCTGAGAATTGTTGGCATTGGATTGGCGGGAAAAATGCCAATGAATACGGGATTTTTATGATTGCCGGAGGTAAAACTGTTAGAGCGCATCGCTACGCTTACGAAATTTACGTTGGAAAAATACCTGATGGCAAAATTATCATGCACAAATGCGACAACCCGCCATGTGTAAATCCCGATCATCTTCAGTTGGGAACAAAGGCTGAAAACAATGCGGATGCAGCCAAAAAACGCCGCCACAATTATGGAACTGATCATTGGAATGGTCGGTTGACCAATGAAGATGTTGCCGCAATTAGGGTCAACACAGAAAAACAATCTGTTCTTGCCGCTGTATATGGCGTTACTCAATCTCATATTTCAAAGATCAAAAACAACTTACACAGAAAGTAACTCATGGTTTCACCTTTGTTGCATCATAAGTGATGGATTGTTCAACTTTTTTCTTCAGTTCGCTTTCCTTGGCAATGTCAGAGACTGTTTTTGCCAATGGAATCCGCAATGCTGCCAATTTGTCCAATGCCCGAACAACCACGCTGCCGGTGTTGGAATAGTTGACTGTGCCAGGAATTTCAACAAGCGCATCGCGCAATGTGCCTTGCAATTCTGTAAGGGTTTCGCGGCCTTTTTTGCCAAACATATAGTCCAGCTTGCCTTCTTTGTCCAAAGTCGCAAGTGTCTTGGCAAATGCGTCATAGGACAGCTTGCCGCTTGTGTTTTTATTGAGTTGGTCTTTAAGGTATTGAATGGTCTGACCTTGCAGCGCAGCATAGGCTTTTTGCCCATCTTCGCCGCCATTCTTAAGCAATTTTGTGACTGTCCGCATTTGATCCAAGTCGCCATCAAGGACAACATGAGAGAACACATCATCCAATGCCACAGCGCGGTCAGCGTAGCCGCCCTTTGTGCCCAATAGCTTGGCAACCCTGTAGGTGTCTTCAAATTGTCTACCCAAGCCTGCGCGTTCTGCACGGGCGGCGCGATAAAGATCACCGCCTGCGCCTTCAGTCACATCATTGATTACGCTTTTTACTTGCCTCATAAACACATTTGACGGGTCGCCTGGCTTGCCAAGCTGCCCTGCGGCCTTGTAGAGATTTTCCAAATCATCTACAGTCACTTTTCCACCGGTGGCTGTTTTCAACGCATCCAATTTGGCCTTGATGGAGTTGATTTGAGGCACAGAAATGGCCTCGGGCGCATTGTCAGCAAGCCATTGGTCTAGTCTTGATGTGTCCACCACCGCCTTGGTTTCGCCAGCATCTCTAGCTTTTTGATAGGCATCATTCACCAATTTTTGTTTTGCCTCAAATTGCTTGACCAATGCGGAATCCACAATTGCACCAACTTTGCGAGGATCGGAAACATTGACATCAGCGCCGGTTTGGTCAATCAATTGCTCAAAACGGCCTTGAATGTCTTTCTTTTGTTGACTTTTGAAATCCAACAAACTTTTGGCAAGGTCGGGGCTTTGTTTGACCACATCAGATTCAAATTGCTGTTGTGCAAAATCTTGCAGTTGTTGGCCTTTGGTTAGCGGAATGCCTTGACTCAATGCCCTTTGTTGGCGCACCAAGGCTTCATCAGCGGATGCTGCACCGCCGCCCATCATTGTGGATTTAGGCGCTAAAAGAGCTGCCATGCGTTGCTGAGTAGCTGCCGCAGCCGGAGCCACCGCCGTCCGCATTTGACCTACCGCCGCCGGTGCAAGCGCGGCAAATGTGCTTCCGGTTGACCCAAGGGTTGGTGGGGCTGCACTAAGAACACGCGCCATGCCGCCTAAAACGTCCTGTGCCGTTTCGGTGCGCGGTTGATAGGTGTTGCGCTCTTGAAATGCTGCCGCCTCACGTTGACCTATTTGCACGCCTTCGGGCGTTCCCATCTTGCCGCTAGTAATGCCTTTGTATAGACCATAGGGCACGGCTGCTGCGCTTGAAACAAGCCCCGTTGCCATTGTTGCAGGCACTTCCAAAACAGCGCCAAGCCTGTCCATGATGCTTGGCTCAGCCTTTGGGCCTGTAAATCTTAATGTTTGCCCTGGAATTCCAGTAGGGTCACGAACATCAGGCGCAACAGATGCAACACTCCAATCGGTTGCTTGCGGCGTAACTGAGACAACTTGCCAAGGATCAACCATTACTTAACCCTTTCCGCTTTGCCGTTTCGCATTGACCATTGTTGCCCATTGGCAAATGTTGTGACATGGCCTTCTTTGAGCAAACTTGGTGGTGGCGCGGCTGGTTTAGCAGGCACGGTGTAACTCATTTTTCGCCCATAAGAAGTTTCAAGATTGTTTTTTGCTCTTTCAAGAATGCCATCCAAAACCTTAACTTGTTCGCCAAACGCTTCTTCGCTATGCATCAATCCTGAGATTGATGCAGGATTTGTGATTTGCGCTTCAACAATGCCCATGTCCGGCCCTGTCAATGCACCTAATTGATATGCGTCTTTTACACCCATCAAAAGGGCGTTGTACTTGGCTTGCATACGGGCTGTATCAGAACCGACCGGCAATGGAATTTCAATTCCTTGAGATGGAACCAAAGGTATTTTGGTTGGAAAAACTATAAGATTTTTTGCCAGTTCGTCTTTGTAGTCTTTTAGGTATCCTTCAAAATCTTTTAACTTTTGTTCTTTGGCTGAAAAAGCCGCAGGATCATTTTGAGGTTTTGGCGCTGCCGCTTCCCGTGCCGCTTTTTCTGCTTCTTTTACCGCATCAATTTTCATTTGATCAATGCGTTGGTAGTATTCAGACAAGCGGCGTTTGTAATTTACCGGCGCTTCATTGACTTCTTGTTTTGGCGGTGGTGGCAAAGCAGGCATTGCAGGCGCAGCAGCGGGCGCGGCAGCAGCGGCAGGCGCAGCACCACTTCGCATTGTTTGCATGGCGGCAACCAAAGGATCAGGCGCAGCAGCAACGGCAGGCGGTGACATAACAACCGGCTGAACAGCACGCGGTTTAGGCGCGGGCGCTGCTTCTGTTTGGTAATTTTCTTCCCAAGGTAAAGCCATTATTTCACCTCCACCCAATTAGATTGTTGGTTGGGATCACCACCTTTAAATTTGAATTTTTTATCGCCATTGACTACAACATCGTTAATTTTTGGTGGGGTTTTTGCAATTCCTGACGTTGCACTTGATGATTGTGCGCCTCCAAGCAATCCTGGCGTTGCTTTTATGTTTAATTTGTCCAATACGGCTTGCGGCACTTTAATTCCTTGCTCAGCCAATCTAGCAAGTACTTCCATTTTTTGCAAATCATAACCAGCCACAGCTTCAATATCCGAACCGCCAACACCTTTGACAAAATAACGATTAACCATATCCGAAAGTGCCGGATTGTTTCTCCAATCGCCAATTGGCACACCAAGCGCTTGCAATTGACCAAAAAAGCCTTCCAATGGCTTGACATAGCCTGTTTTAAGAATTGGATCGTCTATTTTGACTTGTCGTACAACAGTTTCACCTTGTGAATTTACTGTTGTAATGCTTGCATATTCCGGCCCTTTTGTTGCAAATCCTTCTGCAAATCTTGGGTCGGTTTCATCCGTCAAAATTGTTTTTGTTGAACCATCTGGATTTGTAATATCCATGCGAATTTTCTTAACTGGTACAACTTCTTTTTCAATTGCAGCAGCTTGACGGGCGGCAACATCAACAATAGCAGGATTTTCGTAATACACCTTGCCGCCTCGGGTCACTTCAATCAATTTGGTGTCGCCCGCTGGAGGAATTGCACCCGCTTTAAATGACGCTTCATAGTTTGGTGCAGTTAAATCGTACCAACCAAAAACATTTTTTCCATCAACAATTTTTACGCCTTTTTCCCATTTTGGTTCTGTTGCTTTTGTTTCAGTTGGTTTTGCGCCAGCAACAAAAGAGGCCGCTTTGTCTGCGGCGTTCAAATTGATCCAACCAGGCACATCCTTACCATTAACTTTTTGGGTTGTTGCTTCCCAATGTGGGGTTGTTGTTGCTGTTTTTGGTGTACCTGTAACTAACAATTTTCCATTTGAATCATATAAATTTTGACCTTCACCAAGCGCAACAGGACGTTGTGCCGCTGCTGGGGCAGTAAACACCGGTTTTAATGTGCGCGCGTCAATCAATGATGCACCAGGCGCAACGCTGATTGGCGCTTTTGGCTCTAGTTTTGCCATTGCTTGCGCCATTGCAAATTGACGCATTGATGGGTCTTTTAAGTTTGCAATTAGTTCAGGGCTAATGTAGCCAGCAGGCACATCTTTTACTTCGGGAATGGCTGCTTGGTACGGTACTTCGGCTTTTATGACTTTTTCGCCAATGACTTGATCAGGCATTAACATACCGCTTCCAAAACCAGTACCCTTAATAGGTGCGGGTTTAGTGCCATAAATTTGTTCTATTTGCGCCGGTTCATATGGAATTTCTGCTTGCCCTGCTACACCTTCTCGGCCTGGGGCGCTCAATGCGCCAATGACTTTGGCAAAATCTTCAGCTTGGTTTGTCCGCGCTTCGTTCACCAAGTTTCTATATTCTTTGTCGGCTTCTGCTTCTTGATAGCCGCCATATACGCCTTGTAAAACCTTTGCCAAGCCCGCATAAGGGCTAATCAGCACACCAGGCGTTTGCGGCATTTCCATTGGGGATTGTGCTTGCTGCTGTAATGCCTGCGCCATGCGCCGTTGTCGCGCAATGCTTTCTTGCTGTGCGCTGTAAGGATCAATTAAGCTAATGTCTGCCATATGCTTCCTTATCTCTTAAAGTAGCCATATGCGCCAGCACCACCGACTGTTCCAGCCAAGCTGTAAAGCCCTGCGGTATTTGCGTTTTGCGTTGCCACTTGTTGGTTGTACGCATTTTGCTCGGCTTGTCCTTGCGCTTGAGTAGCTGCGAACACCGGTGCAGCAGCCACATTGGAGCCTTGATAAGCGCCAAATTGCGGGTTTTGAATCTGACTTCCGGACATCAATGCCGTAATCTCATTCAGCGGCATTTGACGTTGTTGGATGGCCTGTGCAAGCGCCTGCTGCTGGGCGGTGTTGCCAAACTGTGCACCTTGCAGGGCTTGGTTGTAACCTTGTGCATTTGCGCTTGTGTCCAAGTTGATGCCGGTCAGCGCCGCTTGTGTGCGGGCATCGTTCTCTTGTTGACCCAATAGCTGGATAGCGTTGTCGTAAGCTTCTGTGCCAGGGCGCAATCCTTGGTTAATCAGTTGGGTTTCGGTGGATGTGCGCTGTCTTTGTAATGATGGCTCTAGACGCGACATGATGGCTTCTTGACCTGTCGTTCCGGCATTGACCGGCATCTTGGCGATATTGCTCAAATCTAGCGAAGTTTGAACAGCAGGGCCGCCAAAATTGAAAGACTTGTCAAGGACATTGCTTGCAAGACCAGCGCCTTTGCTGCTTAGTGATGCAAGCTGATATTGCGTGTTTTGCTGTTCCTCTAGTGTTTTTTGAGCCTGTGGGGTCAGCGTTTGCGTAATGGTTGGTTGGTCACCCTCATATGACACCAATTGCGTGCCATAGGGCGTGTACATATTGGGATTGGATAGCTTTGAACCAACCCGCGCGGCCTCGACGTTTGCAGCGCCTTGTGCGGCTGCTGCGCCGGTGTAGTCAGGCGTTGCCGGTGGCGTTGGTGCACTTTTTCCCATATCGATTCTCCAAATATTTGCATTGTTCCTTTGGCATGGTGAGGATTACCATATCCCCGTCTGCCATCGCATCCTTGATCCGCGCTTCCTCTTGAAAGCCCATTTTTTCAACAAATTTGATGCTTGTAAGATTTGCGCTGCTGACCGGCACAATGATTTTGCCGACTTTGCAAACATTAAACGGGTAATCAAAGATGGCAAACAGATAGACCGGAGTCATTCTGCCGGTGACCGCAATGTGGCAAGTGATTGACTTGCCATGCCAGTTCTCGTAGATGACACCGGCGACAAATTCGCCGTCTTTTTTCAACCCGATAGACCGGCTGCGCTCTTGAAAATAGCCACCATCGACCTTTTTTGCAGTCCAATGTCCTGCTGAATGGTCTGAAGTGATCTCAAAGGACACCACCAGCCTCAAACACCAAGTCGGTTGCGACCCATTGCAATTCTATACCCTGCGTAGCGGTGTTCAACGTGGGCGCAAAAGAATATCCGATGCCGGTCGTGCCCTGCCAATCAGCGGTAGGGTTAAGCCCGCCGCCCCAATAGGCGACATCCCACAGGCCGCTGTCCCAAACCCCATATTGCGAAGTAGAAAAACTCAACTGGGCGCTTTGGTCGGCAAGGTTGTAATCGACATTTACATTGCCAAAGATCGCCGGTGTGCCGTTGCTTAACAAGTGATAACGAATCATCTTGCATTGCTTTTGAGTCGCCGACCCGTAGTTTTGGAAACTCTGCAAGGCAAACCCGTTGATGTTGGATGTGTCATCTACCGTGCCATTCCACGCTTTGCCAACATAGCCATCGCCGCCAAAATAGGGGTCATCTTGATAAATTTCCCAACAATTGGCATACCAACCGGTGAAGTTACACCAGCTTTTTGTGATGGTGTTCATCACATACTGCTGTTCTTGCCCCGTAGCAATTGGGACATTCATAATCAATTGGTTTTCTTTGGGGTAATAAAGCAAACTCCACCCAAAGTTTTGTCCATAAGAACTGACCGCCTGGCTGACCGCATATTGAATTTTGTTGGTGATTGACACCCGAGGGTCAAGGCGGGACGATTGCAAGCTGCCGGACATGGGAACCACGCCGTCTTGCGTAATCATCAACAAATCACCGCCGTACTTGAGCCAGCAGCGCCGCCCGATAGGTGCGCCAACTTTCCACAAACCGGTCATAGAAATGCCGCTTGGCGTTGTTGGGTCGGTTAACCGCCAAACCACCACTTCACCATTGCTGGTGATGAACGCAAGGTAATCGTCCATGCCGTAACCGGCATCTAGCGTCCAAGTCATGCCCGCCATGATGTAGCCGCCATATTGGACAAGGCTGGTCATGTCTAACGACACCGCAGCGCCACCAATGCTGTTGATTGGCAAATACCATGCTTTCAGCGACCCGTTTTCCACCAACCACACGCGATTCTTAAACAGCGTGATGTTGGAGCAATTGGCGGTATCTACGCCGGTGATGTTGTAAGGCGACCCATCGCCGTCTTTGTGCCACGCCGAACCATCATAAGTTCGCAGCTTGTCCACGCCATTGACACACATCAAATATGACCCGCCTGTGGTGGTCATGTTGATGTACTGAAATTTGGCGCTAGATAGGCCGGTGACATCCGCAGCGCCTACCGCGCCGCCATTTGTCACATCGTAGATTGAATCCACCGCCGCCGCAAAAAGCTGATTGGATGTGCCCGAACTGTACGCAAAAATGGTCTGAACCGTGCCGGTAATTCCGGTGGCAAACTTGGTGTACCCGTTCCGCAAAATGACCGAGTTTGTGCCAGGCCAAAAGTTTGTCAGCGTGACCGCATCTAGCGGATCCATTGCGCCCAACGCATCGCGGGCATTCCACCCGCCAATAGGGGCGGCTACAGATACCGTTTGACTGCGCTGAGTCGGTGGGGCTTTGCCAAATGATGCAAGCATTACTGCGCGGGCCAGTTGCCGTCTTGAACACTCCACGGGCCGACCAGCGGATTCATGCCAATCGGGGCAAGAGACTGCGCTGGTACAGGCACATCTTGCGCTTTGGTGTAACTTAACGCCCGCATAAATTCGCCCAATTCCACGGCGTAATCCAACTTTTTAGCCTTGAGAAAATAGAATTTCAGACCCGCCAGCATAAGGTCATCGGGAAAAATTGTTGTGTCGGTGTCAAGGGTATACGCGCCCTTGTCGCCTGCTGTTGCCGCTGCGCTCATCACCCAATAATTGCTGACGTACTCAAACGCAAAGGTGTAAATGCTTGTCAAGGCTTGAAAAATTCGCAAGCGGTTGTTGTATATGCGATAGCGTTCCCGTGGGCCAACAGAAATGATGCCGCCTTGCAGCCATTGCCATTCTTGGGAAGTTTTTGTTCCAAGGTTGCGCCAATGGTTTGTGCGATCCCAATTTGTGTCCGAGATCATGCGGTCAAAGTCAGTCGGCATTGCATAGTCTTGCTTGGCAAACGTCATGGACACCGCCGCCGTAGAGGTTGCCACAGGCGTGTTCAGCGTGACTTGAGTACTTGAGTCAATGGTCAAAATCTCAGCGTATGGGGCTTGGCCTGTGCCGGTGACCACATTGCCCACCTCTAAGGCAGCGGTAGACGGAATTGCTGTGATGACCTTTGAGCCTGCCGTGATTGTGCCGGTGGTGCTAATTCCGGCGGTTGTTTGCAGGACATAAGTCTTGACCAGCCGCTGCCATTCGTATTCGCGCACCAAATCTTTGCCCAACCGCTGCGCCAAAGCAAGCAGTTGGACGGTTTGGTTGTTGGTGGAGCCAATTACTGCCGCCGGTTGGGACAAACCCAGTTCGCCCGAAACTTGGTCAACCAGTTGCAGTAAGTTGTAAGCCATTTATTCCACCAATTCTTTTCGAGGTCTGCCAGCCTTCTTGGATGTCAATTCTGCAATCATGGCACGAAGTTCAGCCATTTCAACCTCTTGGGCCTTCAATTTTTCATCAGTCTCAGCGCGGATTTTGTCCATCATTTGACTATCTTGCGCCGCACCAATGAATGCGCGGGCCTTGGCTCGGAGGTCGTTAAACCCCATGATTTTATTGCCTGCGGAATCCGGCAGCTTGGCAAACTGGTCAATCGTGAAGATGTTGAGCGCCCGAAATTCGGCTTTTTGCGTGTCGCTGATTGCCGCCCATGCCTCAATGGGAGTGCCATCGGATTTCTGTTCTTTCTTTTGCTCAAACCGCGCCCACTCAATGGGAAATTCTTCCATGTCGGTTTCGCGCATGGGGCGGTCAACCACCAGCGTGGAATCGCCTGGAACCAGCTTTTTCAAGTAAATGCGTTCCTCAAAAATCGGGCGCTTTTCCAATTCTGATTTGTAGTTATTCTTGATCTGCACAGCATGAAAAAACACCGCCATTTTGCCTCGGTTGTCCTCCATGAAACTTTCATTTGTCCATCCAGCCGTTTCGTTCTTCATGCCATTTCCTTTAGTTGAAGTGCCGTTTCTTGCATAAGCCCGTCACCAAAAAATGCGATCTCCGCATCCTGAGTTGTGATGAATTGTTCCATCTCAATTGCTGCCTGTAGCATCTGTTTAGTGGTCTGAAATACTCGGTTTCCAGCTTTCACCATAATTTTAGCTTGTTCCTTGCCCAAATGCGCCGCAGCGTGTCGGTCGGTCGTGAATGAGCAATCCATGCCGTGGATGTTGAACCGCCGGTAGCCAAGCGCCGCCATGACGTTCATCGCCCGTTGCCCAACAGAACTGCCGCCGCCAATCATGCTGTTTGCGCCTTCGGGGTGGTTTTGCATCACCCAGGCCACGGTTTCTAGGTCATCACCGTTGATCAGATGCCACAGCCGCACCTTGCGGCCTTTCAGCACTTCCCAATATTTCGGGTGGCAAACGGTTGCCATCAGGTAAGTTGTCTTGTCCTGCGGGTTTTGCAGCATCCGCGCCTTGTGTTCCCGAGGGTCGCAGTCCACATGAAAATCAGGCACGATTCCGCGCCTGACAAGGTAGTCATGGGCGCCTGACACCGTGACAATGGGCCGCTTTATCAGCTTCCATGTGTCCGCAAGGCTTGGGCCGTAACAGACGATTGATGCCCATTTGTCGTTAAATTTGGGCCTTTTCTTGAGCATTTGCCCATGTGCCTGCGACATTTGGGCATGACGCTCGGCGTTACTTAGGACACCTTGTAGCATTCAACCCTCATGTCTCGGAATGGAAAATGATAGCGCGGGTCAAAGAATTTGATGCGCTCCATGCCCACCGATTGCAGCATATCGCGTAGCGGGTTTTGAAACCAGCCCCACCGGTGGCACATGGCAGGGTCTTTGTATTTGGGGTCGCCCCATAGCGCGTAGGTGACCATAAACGGCTGCAATCCTTGTTTTTGCACCACGCAATTGTGGATGTAGGCAAATACTTTGTCCATACACGGCAGTTCAAGGATCATCTTGCCGCCTGGCTTGAGAACGCGCATCCACTCTGACAACAAGGCGTGTACTTCCCATTCGTAGAAATGCTCCAACACATGAATGGCGGCAACCGCATCGGCTGAGTTGCTGGCAAGTTCCAGCTTACGCAAGTCGCACTTGATGTCCGATGTTTCCGAATACAGGTCTACATTGACCCAGCCGTCCCAATGCTTTTTTCCGCATCCGAGGTTGTAGGCCGTTTCGTAATCGTCTTCCATGCATCGATCACTATTTGCGGCGAGTATTTTTCCATCACGAATTGTTGCGCCGCCAAGATATTGCTTGACACGTTCCTCTGTATTGTCCATTCGATGCCCTCTTTGATGTTGCCAATCCAAATGCCAGGGAAACCCTCCAATGCTGGATGCGGCTCTGCGACTACAAAACACCCTTGACGGGTTGCCTCAATTGCCCGATTTGGGCTTTTGTAGGTATCGGTGGCGGGGATCACCACAATGTCAGCGCGAGCAAATTCTTCCAACATGGTTTCATGCGACCAAGGGATTGCCCCGCCAAAGTTGGACACCACCCGCAGCGGGTAACGCTCAATGTCCGGCAAGATGCGCTGTAGGCTTTGTTTGTTGACGGCGTGCCCGTACCACAGCAGATTCACGCCGTTGCAATGTGGCGGCATCTCATCGTACTCAAACGGGTCGGGAATGACCACGGCATCCTTGCCTAATGCCTTGATGCGTTTTGCCATCTCTTGGGTCGGGCAAGTCACCACATCGGCAATCCGCAGCGCCTCGGCGTAGTGCGTCCAATCAAAATGGTCATCGCAAAAGTCTACGATTACCCGTGCGCCACGCGCCTTGGCCCGCGCCATTTCCATAAGTTCATGCGCTTGAGGCTTGGCAAACACCAATGTGCCTGCGGTCAAGTCGTTAAGGCTTGCCCATGTGCCTGCCGGTATCTTTGCGCGGTAACGCCAACTTGCCGACCAGTGATCACCAAAATGGATAAACGAAACCTGATCATTCTGCTGCGCTTGGGTGTTGATGATGTTGCCCAATGTCATCATGTTTTCTTCCCTTTTGCGGATGATGGCTTGGATTAGCCCGTGCCCGTGACCATTAAACACCGCATCCGGTAGGTAGTCATAGTAGGTTTGGAAATGCTCGGCTTGCAGCGCCATTGCCGTGTTGCAATAGAAAGTCTCGCCATCAGGGTCGATCCTGACTTCAATCAGCTTGTCGCCGTCCTTGAGGCCATCGCCGTTAACCCGCAGCGCATCACCGGTATTGCAGGAATCAAACCCAAACAATTCAAACTGGCGGTAGCCAAGGACGTAGAACAAAGAAATGGCGCGTAGGCCGGAGGTAGTGCCACCGCCAATCAGCATGACGTTTGTGGGCCGATTTTGGCCCTTGGTGATGTATGGATGCCAAATGGTGACATCGCAGCCAACAAGGTTGTCAAACATTGCCGGATGGCATTGGCTGGCAATCATGTACCGCACAGCCTTGTGAGGCTTGTAGAACGCTATTCTGTGCTCTTGTGGGTCAATTGCTAAGGCGTAATCGGGAATCACGCCGTTGTCAATTAGCCAATCGTGTGCGCCCTTGATGGCGACAACCGGCGCACCGGCTGCTTGCATTTTCTTGATGAGTTCTATTTGCCCTTGAACACTTGGTGCGCTTGCCACCAGTAGGATCAGGCCAGTTTTTATGTCTTGCTGACTTGTAATCTGTGGATAACCACGCGCAATCGCAGCATCCATGTGCGCGAATAGCGTGTTGTCATCCGCAACACATTGACCGGTGACTTTAAGGGGTAAAAAACTCATTAAGAAAACCCCGCTTCTTTAGCGGGGAATCCGGTTTTAGCCTGCTCCGACCATGATCAAGCCAGCATTGTTGACCATGCAGAATGGTGCAGATGCTGACGTTGCCGAGGTGTTAGCCACAATACCTTGGATGAAACCGGCAGACACGGTAGTGTCGTCCAGCGATCCAGCGGTTGCTGTGGTGTACAAAGGCACTTTAGGCTGGCAAGCAACCAGCAAGTTAACCTTGAGCATACCGTTAAGACCAACCCAGCCGTAGTAGCTAGAGGCAATCGCGGTTTGTGCAAAGCCAACCATGTTGAAACCCAGCGCAGCAGCATTGGTGGTGGTCACAGGCACAGCACGCATAACGGGAGTTGTACTCGCCGAATCTGCGTAACTAGACATGATCACAGCATCGTATGCGCTGATGGTGGATTCGGCGCGAACAAAAATGTACACGCCATTGTTGGAAGTGCCGACCCGCGTACCAGGGGTAACGGGGAACAGGGTAGTGGAACCGGCAGACGTAGACGCATAGGTTGCGGTTAGGTCAATACCAATTTTTCCATCGGTGACGTAATCAGCCATGATGATTCTCCTTATTCAGTCATAACGCCTTGGAACTGAAGTCCCGAGGCAGTCATATTACCGGCCCATCCAATCAAGCGCACAATGGCGTCTTGGTTGGTACTCATGCGCTCATCGCCGATTGGGACGAAGTTGCGGTTGGTGTGTGGTCGGAAAAAGATGTACTTGCTATTTAAGAAATAGCCAGTAGAGGTGGGAATATTGCCACCGATACCACCGTCCAACACCACATCAGCGTTCATGTATTTGCTTGCAACAAAGCCAAGTTCAGCCATCTTGCTAGAGCCAGGGAAACGCTGGATGTTTTGCAGGGAAGACATGAAGAATCCCCACAGGTTGTTATCCAACAGAATCAAGTCAACCACATCGCTGCCGCGCGAGGTCTTGGCATACAAACGGTTAAAACCGGTCTGAATGTTGGAAGACGATGCGGATGCGCCAAGGTCGGTTGAAAAGTCAAACGTCTGATTGCGCCAAAAGGACCATGTGCTGCGATCAATACCGCCGACCACGCCAGTGCTTGGGGACGCAACCACCATAGCTTGCAAACCAGTGATTTGCTTGCCGTTGTTGGCTGTGCCGTCCGAATAAATACCGGTCGAGATCAAGTTTTCAATCGATGCCTCGGCAACGTCCAAACGTGCGTCAAACAAATCAATGATCTGTTCTTCGCCGCTGTTTTGGAGCATTTCCAAGCCATTGATGGTCACTGCAACAGCAGCCTGCTTGATAGGGAACTGGGCCGCGCTGATAACGTCCGCAGGGCTGATGTCCAAAACTTCAGCGCCTGAGTAGTACATTGCGGTACTGTTTGCTTGGAAGGACAATTCTTGAAGAATGGTCGAACCGCCGGTGAACGGCTTGTACCGTCCTTTTTCACGCAGACGGGTCAGCAAAGCATTGTTTTTGGTCACGTTATCGGCGACTGTGCCGGAACGCGATTCAATGGTCGTTGCCAAAACGTCTGAGTAGTTTGCATTTGCGTATGCCATGACTAACTCCTATTTAACCGAAAGACCGTAGCGCATTGGCTATCACGGCCCGGCGGTCAGATTGATTAATGACGGGGTTTGCGCTGCCACCAGGTGCGCCGCGCACACTTACCGCCGCTGTTCTTGCTCTCTGCACTTGGGCCTGCGCTTGCGACTGCTGTTGCTGTTGAGCATACAAACTTTGCGCTAATTGCGGATCAAGCCTAACTGCTGTGTCATACGCCAATTGCAATTTCTCGCGTTCGGACATTTGACTTGTGTCACCCAAAACCTGTGGCGCTTGGAGAAGCTGCAACATCCGGTCGGAGACTGCCTCAAAGTGCATATTTGCGGGGTCGCTCGCAAACTGCTGGATAACAGAGAGTGCCCTGTTTTCGTTCGATTTCTGCGCTTGGTACTGCTGCTGCGTTATGTGTTGCGTCAGTTGCTGTACTTGTTGCGCTAGATCATTGTAATGCGAATCTTGCTGAACCGGTGCAGTCCCGCCCAAATGGGCAGAAACTTGGTCAATTGGAATCTGAAACTGCTGAATCATGTGGGCCACGGCTTGGCTCTTTTGCGCCGGTGTGCCCGTCCGCAACAGGGCCGCAGTCTGCAAAAGGGGAACAATAGCCTGCGCCGGAGTCGTGCCCTCATTTCGCAAAATCCACTCATAAGGGGCAAATTGCTCGGTGATGGCCCGTGCCTCGGCATCCCGTGTTTTGTATTGGCTGATGCCTTTTTCGTAGTCGGCATCGCGCTGGGCAAAGGCTTGCTGAAGTTCTTGCGGGGCTTTTTCCCAATGGTCTTTCAGTTCCAACCGTAGGGATTTGGGCATATCCACCCGAGGTTTTTCGGGCGTATTGGGCGCTTGGGATTCACCAGTTGGGAATTTGGGCGCAAATTTGCCTTTTTCACGGGGCTGGCTTGGTTTGCCTTGGTTTGCAGAATCAGATGATGTTTTTGCCAATGCCTCGCGGATTGTGTCGGCACGGCTTGGCGGCTCGGCTACCGCAGGGGTTTCGGGTGCTGGTGCTTCGGTCGTGTCGGGTGCGACAACTTCGTTTTCCATCATTTCATCCTTTTCATTTGGTCGAGGGTCATTTTGATCATTTCCTTGCGTTCGGGCGGCGGGCGGTTGTGCAGCCGATTCGCCATCTCCACGTTCAAGTTGCTGCGCTGCACCGGCGCAATTGGTGCGCCTGGGCGGTCAAATTCCTGCACCCGTGCCACTTGTCCACGCAAGCGGGCGGTATGTGCCTCTTTTTTCTTTTGCCATTGTTCTTTGGCGTATTTGACATCCGAATGGCCCATCTCAATGGAATCGGTGGCCTTCAAATGTTCGCGCCATTGTGCGCGGCCCATAATCATCTGTCCATCCGGCGACCGAAAAGGCTCAATGTCGCCAAAGATCATCATGCGGTCGGCGGTTGGCCCTTTGCTTCGCTCATAAGGCTCGGAGCCGTCAGACGGGAAAACCCATGTTTCTTTCATAGCATTTCCAGTAGTTGTGCGATTTCTTCGTCATCACGCCGCAATCTTATCCGAAATTCAAGCTGCCTTACTTTTTCCATCATGGCGGCGTAATCAATTGGGTCACGGGCGGCAATCTCAATGGCCTGAGTCGGGGCGCTGGTCAGTTCTTCACGCTCTGCTGGCGGCAGGCCAAACAAGGCTTCGCGCAGCTTTAACTTGCGCTGATCTTCGGCCCGCCGGTCAGCGTCCCATTGTTGGTTGCGCTTTTTCTCATCAAACCCAAAATGCCCGCCTAATAGAATTTCTGCCGATGGCGCGGGCGCACCTTCATATGCGGTGTTAAATGGCAGCGCAGCAAAGGCTGAAAAGCCAAACATCAATCACCCCATTTGGCAACGGGAGTGACCCAAGTCGGTGCGCTTGTCGCATTGCTTTGTAAAACTTGACCGGCAGTTCCAACTTGCCCATTAAATGCTACCGATCCATTGGTGTTTATGGTCATTGCGTCTGTCGTGTTGACAGCGCCGTAAGTGATAAAACTGATTTTTTGATTGTCCCAACTGCCCAAAACCAAAGGGCCACCATACGATTCCACAAAACTTGCCAACGGTGTTGAAAACCCATTATTGGGAAATCCCGCAGCCGAATAGCTATAGTTTGCGTTGTTTATTCCCAATTCAGCGTATGCCGTGTGACCGCCATCGTTGACCGCATAGCTTGCATAAGATGTGTTGGCACTGCTTGTGTTTTGTAAACTGGTGTACAAATAAAGCGGCTCACTTGCGGTAAACCCTGCAATCACGCCGGAATCGGTGTGCGCTGTTGCGTTTCCTACATTCAAAGAACCAACATTGGTCACGCCTGATGTGTACGGTATCAAAACACGGTTGTTTGCGTCTTGATTTACTGATTTTTCAGCAGGGTAAGACACAAACACATCTTTTGTGCCTGCCGCAAATGCAATTTTGCTGCCGGTGCTGGACGAAATTACCGTGTCACGGGTTAACGTGCCCGCTGAGTACGTTCCAATGCCTACTTCCCATTGGGCATCCAGCGTGATTGTGTAATAGGTCGTGTTCCCATCGCCTACCGCGCTGAATGACTGAAAACCGGTGACCGACCCGTCCAGCGTGAATGTGCCCAATCCCGTTGTCGTGGATGTCTGTCTGACCCGATCCGCGAGGACAAGGCTCATTGGACAGCCTCCACACCGACTACCATTCCATCAGCGCCGCGAATGACCCGCTTGGGCGCGGTCAGTTTTTGCATGGCAGCGCCAATGTTTTGCATGGATTCGCCGTGCAGATTTGCCATGTTGTCGTGCAAGGCGGTGATTTTGTCCATTGCCTGCACGATTGTGCCGCCTAGTTCGTTGGTTATTTGTGCAGCCGCTGCTTCAACGACCGGTAAGTCGATTCCAGGGTTGCTACCAATGCGAGCCACCATAATTTTGGTCGCTGCATCCAGTTCGGCTTTCCATCGTTCATATTCTTCCTTACCGGCCATTTCACGGGCCTTTATCTGCAATTCGTTATTTTGCTTGGCAGTCTCAAAATCGGCTTTCATCTGCGCCAATTGCATTTCTGCCTGCATTTTGGCTTGCTGAATCTGCATTTCAAGCTGTGCCTTGCCTTGCTCAATCTGCGCCTGCGCCTGCATCTTCATTTGCTCGGTCTGTGCTTGCGCTTGCATTTTCATTTGCTCTGCTTGTTGGTCAGCTTGCAGTTGCAGCATCTCAGGTGACGGGCCAGGCTGCTGCTGTTTAGCCATTGCCGCTTTTTCTTCCAAGGATTTCATGGCGCGTTCGACTGCGCTTTCCAACCCGCGACCGGCGCGGAACCGGCGCACCAAGAACAGCAGCATCTCGGAGGCCATTGGCAGGGTTTCGGGCGCTTGACTAATCATGGGGATTGCCTCACGCAAGAATAAGCCAATCGCTTGGATGGCCTCTTGTGCGCCTTGTTTCTCTGCTTGTTCGTCAATCTGCGCCAAGCTGTCGGCCTCAACCGCAATGTGGAAGTCGCGGATGGTGCTGTTGGACAGCATTTGCACGGCGGCTTGCAGCAGTTGCGGGTTTTGCCCATCGGGTGTGTCCATCACACCGGACATCTGCACAATCAACTCAGGCGGGTAAAACTTGCAGATGACTTGCGCCTTCAGCTTGAAAATGTCAGACGCAAACCGCGCCACATCGCCTTGGCTGCTACGCATCCGCAAGCTGCCAAAGTTGGCCTTTAGCTGCTGTGCGCCGAGGGTTTCTTGGGCTTTGGACGCACCGCGCAGGATGTCCGAAATGCCCATGATTTCGTAGATGGCCTGCTTGACTTGTTCCCGTGCGGCGTACAGTTCGCGCAAAGTGACAATGATGGTCGAGGTGTCCATCATGTCGATAGCGCCCTTCAAGCCGCCCTTTTCGCTCATTGCCGCCCATGCGGTCACAGGGAACAGCTTGTTGTCCACGCCTTCGGTAAACAGACGGCCCAATTCCTTGAATTCGGCATTGAACACACCAACCGCTTTGCAGGCTTTGGTCAGCAGGAAAATGCGCTGGGTAAGGTTGTCCAGTTCCTGCGCTTGGTCTTCGTACTCGCAATAATCCGGCACAGGAATCATCGTTCCCGTGGTGGTGGTTGCCATCAGCGGGCGCGGGCAAGGGAAGAATTCTTCCAATTGCAACGGGTCATCGCGCTCATCTAAAGCCTGTGGATAACCTTTGGCAATCCAGCAAACCTTACCGGTGCGCTTGTTCCAAATCTCAAACACCTTGGCTTTTTTGTCATAGGTGTTCTTGGCGGTCATTGGATTTTTGGCATCCATGTCCGTGTTGCTGCTGTCCAAGCCCACGTTCTTAAAGACATCGCCAAAACGCTCAATGCCTTCGTCCTTGGTCATGTAGACGGCGCGGGAAACCCACCAAACTTCGTCCCATGTGCGGGCAGGGCTGTGCAGAAAATCTGTCCAGTAAACGTAATCAATGGGGCTGTGCGCCGCATCAATGCGCTCGGTTGGCTCCTCTTGGGTGTTGTAAATCTGAGCCTCGCCTGGCTCCTCCATCTGACCCGCGGCCTCGCTTACTTCGGGCTGTTCGTTGACAATCACCGGTTCGTAGCGAATCCATGCCGTACCGCGCCCAGGCAGCAATCGGTCTTCCACCACGCCGCGCATGGCTTGGTCAAAATCGCCAAATTGGGTCGTTTCATACTCCATGACCCGTTCCAGCATCGTGGATGCCAGCCGACCAACGGGGTCTTGATCCATGTATCGACGGGAGACTTCGGGTTTGGCTTGCCTGCCGTACAGCGCAGGGAACAACACTTGGATGTTTGACCACAGAATGTTGTAACGCACACGGGGCATTTCTACCGCATCGCGTTCATCCCGATAACGCTTGATGATCTTATGACCGCGCTTTTCCCACTTGTCAAAGACCTTTTGCGCGGCCTCTATTTGGTCGTGCCAATACGGGCCAGGGTCATCGCCCTCATATGCACCCATTTCTTGATAAGCCATCAGCTACCCGCAGCAAAGAAGAATGTAACGTCCAATGCGCTGCCACCAATCGTAGCGTACAGGCTTACGCCCACATTGGCGGGAAATCGGTGAAACCCAATGGCGGGAGTAATTGTGCCCGACATCACTTCGCCGCCGGAGCCGCCATTGCGTAGCACCAAAGTGCCGCTGGTTGTGTTGTTGACGTAAAAGCCAATCAATTGGCAAGGGCCGGTGCTGACTGCGCCGGTTGCTGTGATGTTTTTGTATCCACCGACTTCTGCTACGGGCTGGCTCATATTCGTTCTCCACGATGTTGTTGCGTGTCAAATTCCCACAATTCATCCAATGTGATGTCTCGGATGGTCTTGCCTTTGGGCGGCGTTTGATCTCGCGCTTCTTGCCGGTAGGCGACTGCTAACATTCTAAAGGCATCCGCAGGGTGTGAACACCAATCATGGCGGGGATTTTGTCGAAATGCCTTTTTGTCTTCGTCGTATTCCCGTTGGTATTGGCGCAACGCCTCTAGCCCTTCCTTACAGCTTGGATCGAAATAGCATTTTGGCAACACCATCCTGACCGCTTGGATGCCGTCTTGAATGCCAATCTCAGGCACGATTGCCAGCTTGCTCATGCCGCCAAGATGGGCCGCAAGCTGTTCCACAATGGATTTGCCGCCCGATGCCAGCGTCTTTGCCCGTGCGTCATGCGGTAGGTAGTGTTTTGTGTACCGGTAGCCCTTGTCAATGACCGCCTGGGCTATTTCCTCAATGCCTGCGCCGCTGATGGCGTAGTAGTCCATAACCCTGATTTCGCCTCGGATTACCTGATAGAACCAAATGGCGGTATCGTCTCGATAACCTAAGTCCCAGGCGGTGTAGACCGGCGCATCAGGGTCAAACGGCAATTCCTTGATGCGGCCTTCATCCTGAGCCAAACGCATCTCTTGCCCATAAAACGCCCCAAGGATTGCCGCATCAAAGCTACATTCGTATTCTTGATCAAACTGATCTTGGCTTAACTGTGCCCGTGCTGCCGCCAGTTCGGAATCAGGCAGGATTTTGCTTAAAGATGCCGGTAACCGCAGCAGAAACCAATCCGGTGTTGATTGGCTGACCTTGTAAATGTCGTGAAACTGGTTTTTCCCCTTGGGAGTGCCGCCAAAGACCGCCCAACCCAGCCGGTCGGACAGCGTAGGCCGGATCACATTGCCCCACACGCTAGGCTTAAAGTCACCATATTCGTCAAGGTATACGCCGTTAAAGCCAAGGCCACGCATGGCATCGGCGTTGTCTGAGCCAAACAACATGATCTTTGCGCCGTTGATCAGTTCCACCATCAAATCGGCTTCGTTTGTGTTTTTGGTAATTGGGGCAGCGTAATGCTTAAGGTAATCCCACGCCACCCGCTTGGCCTGGCTGCGGAACGGGGCAATGTAAGCATATTGTGCGCTGCGGTTGCCTTCAGTGATTGCCCGCTTAATCACATCATTGATTGCCGCCACAGTCTTACCGGCCCTTCGGTGGGCGACCAAACATGACCAACGGGTCGTGCGGTTGTGGAACGGCATAAATGCGTCCCGAGGGCTATACGGCAGGATTATTTCCCTGCTGCCCATTTGATCACCAAATCATTGCCGTCCGCGCCCGTGATCTCCTGCTTAACCGTTTCGGCCCAGCGCATTTGTGTCTTTGTCCACCATATCAGCGCCGTGGTGTCCCCGCTGGTGGCCTTGCTAAACAACGTTTTGGCAATCTGCCCGTTAGCTTTGGCCTTGCCCAAGTCCAATTCGGCGCGGTAATACTTACGCAAAGTTTTGTCGTCTATGCCCACCAAAATGGCAATTTGCTCATGGGGCAAACCCAATCCGCTGGTGCTTTCGACCATCCTGCGGCTTTCATCGGTTGGCTTGTGAGCCTCTTGTGCAATGATTGGCATTTTTTAGAGGGGAACTCGGCAACATTTAAGCAGTTTCTGCTACCAATGTCAAATTGGAGCGTGTGGGTCGGTGATGCACCGCCGCTGTGTCGAGGGAATCGACCATCGCCTGCTTCACACGCTTAGGATAAGGCTTTGCTAATTTTTCCACTTGATTTCTCATTTTAGAATCAAGCGGCATTAGGTATCTGTGTTTAAATCCAGAAATAATCCGTTTTGCATTTTTGTCTACATTTTTTTGCAACCACGGAATAGATTGACCACCTACGCCGTATTTTGAATGTAATGATTTTGGATGGTATTGTATGCCGTTTACTAAATATGCGTGTGTTTCAGCGCCACCCGTGTAAATCCAATTTGTTGCTTGATAAATTCCACCATGATGACCTTGACCTTCATCTGCAAATGAAACAATCATTCTTAGGTTTGGTGAACTTTTATGCAAAAACTTAAACGCAATAGACAATATCCTAGAAACTGGCGTTATGTGTTTGGTTAAGGCAATTCTTGTTAGTTCACATATTTCGACTTGCTTTAATCCGTAAGGCGACCCAATTTCAGGTGTTGCGCCTTGACCAAATAAGACAACACCAATAAATTTATTGTTTTCCCAAACACCTATGCGAACACACTTAAACACAGGCACACATTTGCTGTAATGCCATTTTGTGCAGGCGTACTTAGCCGATTCATGGCTTGCCCAATCAATTTTAAGGCTAAGCTTGTCTTGCATCAAATTCTTTCCCGCAATGTGGGCAATCAATCCATTTAGGTTCTAGTTCATCTAATTTGCTTTGATCATCTTGCGTTGCTGGCTCAAAGCCTGGCACATCTAGCAGCTTTTGCAATTCATCGGCATCAAAACCCAAAACACTAAGTGTAAATTCATCTGCAAGTAAATCTGAAATTTCAATTTTTAAAACCTCATCATCCCAACTAGCATTTAATGCAAGTTTGTTATCAGCAATGATGTAAGCCCGCTTTTGCGTCTCGGTAAGGTCTGCCAGTTCAATGGTTGGTACTTCCTTGTAACCCAACTTACGCGCCGCCATCAGCCGCCCGTGGCCCGCAATGATGCCGTTGTCCCCATCCACCAAAATGGGGTTTGTCCAACCAAATTCCTTAATGCTTGCCGCAATCTGCGCTACTTGTGCGTCCGAATGCGTGCGGCTGTTCTTTACATAAGGAATAAGGCTGTCAACATTTTTTTGGGTGATTTTCATTTTTTCTTTGGCGGCGGTGCTTTGGCTTGGTCAGCCTTGTTGTATTCCTTTGCCACCTTAACAGGAATACCTGCCATTTTTGCAAATTTTGGGTTGTGGGCGGCTGCTGCCATAAATTTGGCTTGTTTTTCGCTAGTGCTAGGCATATGCGTCCTTCATCTTAATTAGGCCGTCCAACATACGGCTTTTCGTATTAAACCAAGGTTTACTGTAGTCGCAATTGGCGTAGTGGTCAAATTCCGGTATGCCCAGCGTGTAGTGTGCAATCTTTGTCCGCAAATGGTCGTGTTCGCCCACCAGCACGTTCCATTCCCTTGGCAAATCGCCAATTAATGAATCGGGCAGCCATTGGAATCGGTGCAGTTCTTCGCCGCTGGATTCTTCAATGAATTCGGGTGTCAGCACCCTGTTGCGGTTGTGTTCGCAGTTCCACAGCATCAGGCTTGACCAGTTTTTCCTCGGATAGTCGCCGTTTCGGGCTTCCATCGGTGTGCCAATGTACTTCCTTGGGTGCTTGGTCTGATAGTCGTGTTTAACCACCTGGACGGCATAGCGCGGATCGAACAGGCTTTCAAGGTCTTCAATGTCTGCCAGCATGAGCATATCGCTGCCATCCAAAAATATGGCCTTGCCTTGGAATCCGCACAGAAATGGGACTAAAAACCGCTGGTAGGTGAATGCGTTTGTGCCGTCCCGCTGCTTGCCGGATAGGGGCGTGATGCTGACCAACCCCTTAGTGCGCTCTATGACCGATTGGCAGAATACATGATAGCCCACCGATTCCCGAGGGTCGTATCCTGCAAATATGCGGATCATTTGAGGGTTAGCTTGTAAATCGTGGAGTCCACTAGCGCGGAAATTTCGTCCACGATGTTCTGAAGTTGGCTTTCTTCCGGCAGGGCCACGCGATTTTTGTCGATGTAAGCCTTGATGCTTGCCATGTACTTTTGCGGGTCTTTGGCGTTGTGGAAGTTTTCGGGAAAATCCTTGATTTTTTCGTAGCAACCAGCGTATGCCTCGGCAAACTGGTCGGTCAGTTCAATGATTTCGACGTAATACGCGCCCAATGCCATGTGTACGGCAAAGCTGTCGGTCGCCAAATGCATGAAATGAGTGACCGTGCCGCTATGCAGCATGGTCGAAATGAAGTCCGCAACATTTTTTTTCATAGTGCCACCTCTAAAGCCCCATTGTAAGGCAATGGTACGTTTTTAGGCCATTGTCCGGTGCTTGTTAATGCGTCCACCGTTCTTTGGTGCGCCTGATTCCATAGCTGCTGGCGCTCATTCTTGTCCAAATTTGACCCTTGGTCAATCTCAAAATGGCAATGTAGGCACAGCGCAGCCACCAAATTATCGTCGGCCTTGATGCCCCGACCCTTGCCGCCGCCCCAATTTGTGTGTGCCGCCTGCACCATTTGGCCTGACCCGCAACATTGGCAGTCAAGGCTTGCCACTAATTTCAGCAGCTTTTTGCTTCTGACGTATTGATGTTTTTGTAGCAATTACAGTCTCCAAGGTGGTGAATCGATGCATATTGGCGCACTCAATCCGGCGGCGGCGGGTGTTGTTTTGGTCAGCACGGGTTTCTTTGACAACCGTCCATGCGCCACATTCGGGGCATTTCATTCGTCTACAAAAGCGCGAAATTTCACGCCTTGTTGTGTGCCAAAGGCTGTGGATAACTCTATCAGTTCGGTCATTTCGGGCACGGTCATCTTGCTGGTACGCGCACCAATCACGACAAAACCACCTTCAATGCCAGGCACAACCTTTTGTTTTTTAAGCGCAGCGGTCAAAACATCTTTCCATTCGTCCTTTGTCAGCTTCACACCGTACCACACCACTTGTTGAGCAATGTCTTCAAGGTTTGCCCACATCATCCTGTTTTGTTCAAGGCTTCTCATGTTTAGCCCACATCAAAAGGTAATACCAAGACCATTGCAAAAAATATTTTTTGTATTTTGGCAATTTTTCGCTTAACCCAAAACAAAGTTCCGCTTCTAACAATTGATCTTTCATTTTGCAACTCTAATCATTTGCAAAGCCGCTTGTGGGCTGTCAACTTTGCATAGCGTGCCACCGGCCCACTTTTCAAAAAAGTCGGCTTGTAGCCCCGTTAAACGCTTTTTAGAGGTGGTTTTGACTTCCATCAAAAAAGTGTGTCCTTTGTAGCCGACCAGTAGGTCAACCGGCAGGCCAATAATCCACACATAAGCGCCAGCCGCCCGCAGCGCAACAACTATGGCTTGTTGGTTTGCGTCAACTCTGGCTGCGTGTCGCATTCATTTCTTTCAAAACGTGGGCCTTGATGCCCGCAAACAAGGCATCTTTATCCATGTGCTGCACTTTGCGCTAGGCCCATTCTTTCCAAGCTGGCAGGCGGCATAAGCGAACCATTTCAGAAAACACACGGGCGCGGATAGTTTTGAGGTCATACACGGCGACCACGCAATTCGTTCAAGCGTTCCCGAATGTGGTCAGGCATAGGCGCGGCTTTTTTGTCATCCTCAAAAATCTTTTGCAGCGCAGAGTCAACCTTGGCGGGCATCTCAGGCACTTCAGCCCCGTCCCAGCGTTGTTGATTAAGGTAGACCAAAGGCGCGGGAATGAATGCGCCGTTTGCTTTTAGCCAAGGCTCGGTTGTTTTTAGCCAAGAAACGTGCTTCAAAATTGTCTCTTTTTGAGTAAAACAATAAATGTCGCGCCATTTTTCTTTGACGACTTTTTTTGAGCCTTTTCTTGGACAAGCTGGGTAAGCACTCCAAAACTCATCAAAGCCTTCATCGGTCTTTCTAGGTTGTTCAGGTAAGCCAAACATATCTAAGGTCATCATCTTCCTTATTTGCTTTTTGGTGAATGTTGGAGCAAAGCACAGCCTTACCGTGGTCATAACCAAAGTTCGCTCTGTGCCGTGACTTGCTTTTCGGAGCCATGTCATCGCATCGCACTAACCCAGACTGTTTCAACCACCGCGCTCTAGGTATTAGCCCACGCTCCCCGTTTTGGCTTGCTCGTGTAACGGGGTATCTCTTGCCCAACCATCGACGCACCGCATTGGGCAGTCCAAAAGCAAAAACCCCGCAAGATGCTCTGTGGTCTTGGCTCTTGGCGAGAGCAACAGCAAGGCGATTGAACTGGTCAAAAGACTCGCTTGCCGTACGACAAGACCACACAGTACCCTGCGGGGTTCTCACCAGTTCATCGCCTAGATGCCACTCTAGACGGGTTGGATTATGCATGAAATTTAAGGATTAAACCATTCGGGCCGTAAATTTTTAAGCTGCCACAGCCGCGCCCTTGGAATGACCGTCCATTGGCTGATGGCTGCCAGGCTGATGCCCAGCAACTCAGCCAGCGCCTTGCGTGAGCCTGCTTTGTCGATAAGTTCCTGTTTGGTCATCTTGCGATTGTAAGCTAACTTACGGGCATCAAACATAGGGTTTGCCCTAATGCAATTCGCAATGTAAGTTGGCTTAATGTGTGTAAGCTGGCTTACAATACATCCAACCCGCAACACTTCGTAGCGGTCTTTTTAGGAGGTCTTATGACCGATTTCACTTTCTCCCCTACAGATTTTTCTGCTACCCAAATCACCGTTGTGGCTAACACTCCGGACGCAAAGCAATACCTTGCAGAGCGTTATGGCTTTGCTTGCGTTTCCATCAACATTCGCAAGTCTGCTGCGTCGGAATTGGCAGATTCGTTTGAGTTTCAAGGTTTGTCTTACCAATAATTAACAGGGCGCAAGCCCTTTAAAGGATCAACATGACTAAAGAAACTTGGGACACCATCATTACAACGGCAGCCATTGCCATTCTTGCCTACACCATTGGCTACTTTGTCGGAGGTGGCGTATGACCCTGACCAAATACACATATGAGGGCGCAGAGTTTGAAATCGCCTATGACGTTATCAAGTGTGATGACCCTAGAAAAGAATGGGTCAGCATTTGGTCAATCACACACAAAGGCGTTGAGTTCTTTGACATCTTGAGCAAAGACTTGATCAAATACTTGGAAGAACAACTCGACAAAACATTGTTGGGGGACTAAATGGCTATTTACACATACATGGAAATTGAATGGGATTTAAAAGACAACGGCGAATATGCCAGTTTGTTGGTCGGTTACGAATACGACATGAAAGATGACAGCTTGACCGTTTTTTCTGTCATGCAGGACGGGTTGGAATGGGTGGACTACCTTAACACCGCAACCCGTCAGTACTTGTGCAAATACATTAACGAAAGGATTGAAAAATGAACGCAATGGAAATCATCAAAGACTGTGAAGACCGCGCTCAGGCTTACAGCACCAACACCGCTGACCGGCTGGCTTACGAAGTTGGTTGCTTGCGGGCGCAAGTGCGGCATCTATGCCAGGAAATGGAATACGCTGTGGAAGAAATCGGCAACATTGAAAAGATGCTGATGGGAGAACGCGCATGAAATACCTACTATGCCTTGCGCTGGTAGGTTGCGCCAGCGAACCGGCAATGACCGAACAGCACCTAGTGATGGACAAGCAAATCCAACCGATGGGCCGCAACGAAGTAATTGACGCAATCAAGCAATGTGAGAAGTCCAGCTTGCGGGCAATCACGGTGTTTGGCAAACGAAAAATCAATGGCTACACCGCTGAAACCATTGTCGATGTAACTTGCGGCCCGAGGTACTACTAATGCAAACAGACGCTACTTTTGACAGACCCCGTGAAGATCACGAATGCCCAATCTGTGGCAATGACTGCGGCGAAATGACGCGACACGCTTTTGACGATGTGACCGTCATTTGGTATTTTACTTGTGAAAAATGTGGTGAAGATTTTGGAGGTGATTTATGAAAAATATTGCATCAGCTTTGGTACGCGCCCAGCGCGGATTTGCACCGGCGTTAAAAACGTCCACAAACCCGCATTTCCGGTCTAAGTACGTTGACCTTGCGGGGTGCATTGAGGCCGTTGTGGATGCCTTAAACGCCGCAGGAATAGCCTTAATTCAGCGAACATCTGAGGACAACACCGGCGTGACTGTGGAAACGGTGTTTGTCCATGAATCGGGCGAAATGATGGAATGCGGAAAGCTGCACGTTCCTGCCAGCAAACAAGACCCGCAAGGCTATGGGTCGGCATTGACTTACGCCAGGCGGTACAGCCTGATGGCGGCGGCTGGCATAGCGCCGGAAGATGATGACGGCAATGCAGCCAGTAAGGTCAAAGTTTCAGCAACCAAGACTGACCTTGTGCCGCCCACCCGCATGGCAATTGTTGCAGACGTTGCAGCAGCCATTGATGAGCGCATGAGCGCCAATGACCTAATTGGTGCGTTTGAAGAATATTCGGGCATCACCGATGTGGAAGAAAAGACTGCTTTGTGGGGAATGCTTGACAGCAAAACCCGCAGCAGCATTAAGAAACACGCCGAATCACTTAAAGGGTAACTATGTCAAAAATCAAAATGGAAATCAGTTGCATTGTGGGTAGCTACACCAATGCCGATGGTCAGCAAAAGAATCGCTACCAGCGCATTGGGTCAATTATTCAAACGCAAAAAGGCGAAATGCTCAAATTAGATGTGATTCCGCTGAAAGAAGGCGGCTGGGACGGCTGGGCATTTTTGAATGAGCCGCGCCCACGCGAGGACAAGTTTCAAGGTTTGCCAAAGGACAACGAAGATGATGTGCCATTTTAGAAATGATATGCTATCATGCCTAAATGCAAAACGAAATATGGAAACCTGTTCCAAGCAAACCAGGTATGACAGCTAGTAGCTGGGGCAGGGTTTGCCTGCCTTCATCAACCGCAGCAATGCCTTATGGTGGTATTCGAAAATATCAACCAAAACCAACTTATGGAATAAAAACAAAAGCCTCAAAAACAGCAAGATATGAATACATGAGAATATCCAATCATAAGTTGGGGAACATGAAAATTCATCGTCTTGTATGTGAGGCTTTTCATGGATTGGCTCCATTTGAACGTGCAATTGTTATTCATATAGATGAAAACGCTTGCAACAACAAACCTGAAAATTTGCGGTGGGGCACTCAAAAAGAAAATTTAAATATGCCTAAATTTATTGAATATTGCAAATCACGAACAGGAGAAAACAATCCAGCAACAAAAGGCAAGAAAGCCAAAATTTTAAGGAAAAAATTATGCATTTAGCACGAAACACCGATCCGGTCACAAGCTGGATGGCGGCAGCGCAGGCCGATGGCCTAGCTAAAGATCACGCCATTGTCATTGTTGATTGTTTACAGCGTCATGGGGCGCTAGGCAAAGACGGCATTATGTTGCTGTCCAAATTGGACAAAAATCAGATCAGCCGCCGGTTGCCCGAATTGGAGCGCCAGGGGCTGATCAAGCAAACGGGCCAGTTGGTCAAATCATTGTCAAACCGTTTGGAACGTGAATGGGCATTTCAACCACAACAAAGGTCATTGATATGAGACTGATTGAAACCACATTGGCCTTGATTGGCTTTAGCTGCACCGTAACCGTGCTGTTTTTTTGGATTGGTTACGCAACTTATTGCCCGCCATGCAAGAACGCAATGGCAATTTTTACAGAGCATTGCAAATGAACGATGAAGACGATTCCGGCGGCGGGTTTTTCATTGACATGGCAAAAACCGTCATTGCCATATTTTTCTTTGTGTTGTTTATGTCTGTGATTGCAAGCATTGTGTGGGAATTGATAGCATGATCCACATTCTTTACATCCCCGTTTTGTTTGTGTGCATGAATAACAATTGCGAATTTATGCAAGCGCAAACTTGGTACAAGACTGAACAACAATGCCGTGCTGCGGTGGATTTGCAAAAAGAAAATTTGCAAAAGATGGCGCTTAAAGGCAATCAGATGGTCACGCTGATTGAGGGCACTTGCATCACACTACGAAATGGAATGCTATGAAAACTGAAGAAGATGAGGCGTTTGAAGACATTGAGCGCAGACAAGGCGGCTTTCAAGCCAAGCGTGCTATGGCTGCGGACAAGTTGCAAGAGCCAGCGCAGGAGCCTGTGGCGTATGTAACTGGAATGTCTTTTGGTAGGTTTATTGTTGAGCCGTTAAACCCCGCAATGGTTTTGCCGGTTGGCATGGCGCTTTATTCTGCACCACAAGGAAACAAATGATTGACTATGCAAGACCCTGCATGAACGCTGAAAAGGCGCTTAAAGATGCGCATTGGGCCGTGTTAGACAACAAACCTGATTTGGCTATCAAATTGACCCTAGAGGCGCTTGTCGAGGTTTCTAAGATGCACGCCGCATTGGTGCATCAAGTTGAAACACAAGTTAAGTGATTTTTGCGCCCTGCTGAAGTTGGGCAAGGGTCATTCCACCCGTATATTGAAAATGCGGGTATTCTTTAAAAGTTTTCCAATCGCCAGCCCATTCTAGGCCGCAAGCCTTGCCAATCTCGCCTACTTGTTTCCACATAGCTTGATCGTCCCATATTGCTTTTCCATTGACCAGCGGCACAACATCTAGGGCGCAGCGGTGGTTGTGCCAAGATTGCCCTGCTTTGGCTCTTGTCACTATGTTGCCAGGCGTTGTGCGGCCTTGGGCATAAAGCGCGTCTTGGCTTTCGCTGTCGCGGTAGGTAGAAGTCACCAGCAAGTCAATGCCTTTGGCTTTGGCAGCGTCTACAAACGCCTGTGCCCGCTGTTTAACGGGCGGGGCTAAGTCATCCAAGCTGCGGGAATTGATCATTTGGCAGCCACGCCGTTTATTTTTTCGGCAGTACGCATACCGCCAAGGCCAAGCATTCCCAAAAGCAAAGGCATCATTGTGCCCATGTCCATGCTTGGAAATTTGATAGGGTGACCATAAATTGCACTACCCCATTCAGCCAGCGGGCCAACAACAAACTGGACGGCAAAGCCTGCGCCGCATACCCAACCAATACCTGGTCGCCAACCGCTGACAAACACCGATGGATTTGCAGCCTCTGCTTTGTTGATGTCAAGCTGACCCGCAATCATTGCCAATTCACCGCTTTGCTGTAGCTTGAACAATTCCAATTTTGCAGCAGCAGCTTGCGCTGGATCAGGCCACAACCGATCCATAACCTTGCCGCCAATGTCTAGGAGTGCGGAAACGGGATCAAGTGCCATTTGATGTTCCTTTATTGGTGCGGATGTCTACAATTTTCTCAGCGGTCTTGCCCGCAAAAATAGCGGTAATCACAATGATCATGGCCTGACCAAGCAGATCAACGTAAGCGCCCCGTGTTTCCAAATTGAAAACCGACAGCAACGCAAAAAAGAAATAGGAGAACAACAAGAACGCAACCGTTACGGGCTGGATGTTCCGCGCTAACCACGATTCATTCATTTTGATGCCCTTTCATGCAATTGCTCAATTTTTGCCCGAATTTTCATGCTGTCAGATGACCCCATAAGGGTTGGCAAATTTGCATAGATCAACGTCAATTGTTGTTTGTTGCAAATCGGCCCTGATTCTTCCAACCAATCCCATGCTTTATCTGCGCGATCCTTTGGGTTGTTGTTTGAGTACATAAGGTTTACAAACTCAGAAACGCTGCATTCACGTTTAATCGTTGCGCCGTACACAAAGGCGGCAATTAGAAAGATGACAAGGCCGCGCATTCATTTGTCGGCTTTTGCTTCTAGCTTGTCAAAAATGCGCTCTAGGGTTGCATCAATCTTGTCAAACCGACTTTCAATGTCTTTTTTGCTGACATAGTTTTTGGGCAAATCAATCTCAATGGATTTAATGTCAGCTTTAAGGGCTTTCACCGAATCCCATATTTCCTTACACCACCAACCAATAGCAACAAGCAATATGCCTGCAACAAAGTTGAACATTGCTTGATATTCCATTATGTTGCCTCAATCCAAGATAGTGTGGCCTCATCCCATGCGTACAGCTTGTTATCAGTAGGCATTGCAGTCGGCGCTGTCCATTGGCAAGTGTCTTCCATCAGCGTCCAGCTTGGAAATGGCTGTGGAGGGATAAAAGCATTACGGCTTTCATCGTAGGTGTAGCCGATGCCAGCGTAGTTCTTGCGGATGCGCCCGTTGTAGCTAGTCTGCTTCCAATCACCACCAAACAGGCGTTCACAAAAAGCTGCACCAATGTATTCTTTTTCTGTGCCATCAGCAGATGAGGTGTCCTCATTGCCAACCACAATCACTTGCGTGACGATGCCGTTTTCAATCTTTGCAAAGTGTGCCATTACATCTCCAATCAATTCAACTTGAGGATAACAATTCCAGACCCGCCATTTTGACCGGCTCCTGCTCCTCCTCCACCAACAGAACCGCCACCGCCGCCGCCACCGCCGCCTAAGTTTGCAGTTCCAGCAGAATTAGCCGTACCTCCACCACCAGAACCACCCAAACCTCCATTTGAAGTTGTTCCATAAGATGTGTTGTAAAAACCTGCGCCACCGCCGCCACCAGCATAAGTTACTGATGAGCCAGTAATTGATGATGCTGTACCGTTACCACCAGCGCCGCCAGTAGATGCTCCAGCAGCATTGCCACCAACTGCTCCAGCGCCGCCACCGCCACCGCCCGCTTGATTAAGCGCATCATTTACTGCGCTACCACCAGCATTACCTTGTCCTGAGGTTGCAGCACCACCACTTAAATTAGTTGTTGACTTACCACCAGCACCGCCGCCTGACCCACCTGAGCCTGCTGCCGTGTTTGAATAACCACCATAACCACCACCAGTTGGTGAAATTGAGCTAAATGTTGAACTGGAACCTTGAGCGCCAATAGTATTTACTGCTCCACCAGAACCAGCCGCACCAACTGTAACGGTGTAAGTTGTACCAGCAGTTACTGATAAAGCTGTGCCAGTTAAGAGTCCACCAGCGCCACCACCGCCGCCGCCAGCAGTACCACCAGCACCGCCACCGCCACCCGCTACCACCAAGTAATCAACGGTAGTAATGCCTGCTGGTGCTTTCCATGTCGCAGTAGACAGGAATTCAATGACTGTGCCTTTTGGCAAGGTGTAGGACAAGATGACAATGCCGGAACCGCCAGCGCCGCCAGCACCAACTTGCTCATTGCCACCAGCGCCGCCACCGCCACCACGATTTGCAGTTCCCGATACACCAGTTGCGCTTACAAGTGTTCCACTATTGCCGCCACCACCTGACCCGCCTGCGCCAGCCGTTCCTGCGCTGTGTGGTGAACCGCCACCGCCTCCAGCGTAAGTGACACTAGCGCCAGAAATGCTGGAAGCAGTTCCAGAACCACCAGCGCCGCCAGCACCATTTGCAGACGTAGTTCCAGTTGAGCCAGCAGACCCTGCACCGCCACCGCCACCGCCTACGCGATAAGTGGCGTTGTCTGTGCTTCCTGCTGCGCCTGCGTTTCCTTGTCCTGATGTAGCTACGCCGCCAGTTCCATTAACCCCTCCTGTAGTTGAACCACCACCACCGCCGGAACCGCCAGTTACACCGTTTTGAGCGCCTGTATTACTGTTGGGTTCAGAACCACCGCCACCACCACCTGTAGAGGTAATTGAAGAAAATACAGAATTGTTACCAGAACTTCCTGCTGCGGTATAACTTGTTGAACCAATGCCGCCAGCGCCAACGGTGATTGCGTAAGTTGTTCCAGCAGTTACAGATAAACCAGTTCCCGTACGAAATCCACCAGCGCCACCGCCACCGCCGACTGATGTACCACCTCCACCACCGCCAGCTATAACAAGATAGTCAACAGCAGTAACACCAGCGGGCGCTTTCCATGAGCCAGACGCAAGAAACTGCTCAATGACTAGGTAGCCTCCCGCGCTGCGGGTGATGAAGAAGTTTTTAGACGCAAACATTATGCAAACGCCTGTGCTGCATTGCCGTACCAAACAGAGCCATTAGCCACAAAGCTGATGATGTCCACAGCCGATGCGGTTGCCGTAATGGTAGGTGCTGTGCCGCCAGGCCATTTCACGCCGGTAAATGTTGCCGTGGTCATGCCGGATGATGCTTGAGTCAGAATCAAGATGAACGATTTGCCAGCAGTTGCCGTAGGCATGGTGAACGTGCAAGGCGTAGATGCCGTGAGGGTCGCAGTCAGAACTGTGCCGTTTGTCAGCGCCAAGGTGCTGGATGCGCCTACTGTGCCAACTGCCTGGACGGTCTCAACGTAGTTGGTAACCGTGGGATTAGTCAGCGTTTTGTTGGTAAACGCCTCAGAACCCGCCAAGGTTGCCAATGTGCCGGTAGTTGGGAATGTGACATTGGTTGCCGCTGTAGCGGTCAAAGTCAACGAATACGCGCCCGATGTGGCAAGGGTTGCGCCGTCCGCAATGGTCAGCGTTGCAGCCGTTGCAGGCGCTGTGAATGCAACTTTGTTGATGCTGGTTGCCG